CGGCAAAGCGAGCGTCAGCTTCTCTCCGTCAATCCATGCGCCGCCGGACTGCGTTCGAATCCACTGACCGTTCTGATCGACTCCTTGCAAGGTGATGGTCTTGCCGACATCCGAAGCGTCGCCAGGGTAGACTCGAATGTAGCTGTTAAGACCACCAGACATGTCGCGGTAAGAGACGACAGTCCCACGGTCAATAAGCTGCTTACCGACACAAGCGTCTCCTGAGTTGAGCAGTCCATAGCCGGTTTCTTGAAACTCGAACCATTGATTGCGGACGGTTCCGACTCCGCAGCAATCGGCTACAGCTTCGATGGTTTCGATCTGACGCGGCCAAGTGATGCAACCGCCGACCGTATGAATCGTGAACCGCCCGTACGCACCAGCCCACAACCCCTTGTGTAGAAGCCTTCGACACGCTTGGTTGATGTAGTCGTAAACGCGCTGATCATCGACACATACGCCGATGACCCGAGCGATAGTCGAGCGGATGTCCTGAACAATCAGCTTCATTTGGTGTAGTATTCTCGGATGGTTCGCTTGATGAAGTACACACCGTAGAACGGCGGAAGGTTGTTATGCCCGATGGCGTTCTGGCTGTCGTTGCCAGTCTTGTCCGCGTTGGTCGTTCCAACTTCACCAGTCGTGATGCTTGGACCTGCTCCTCCGCCACCCGTTCCAGCGGCACCCTGAATAATCTTGGAGGGATAAGATCCAAGACCGGACCAAGTTTTCCCAACAAGGTAGTAGTCGTCGTTGTTGGGTATGGCCAACTGAGCAACGCCGTGCGTGTGTTCGTTGAACGGAGTTTCCGCAACGATAAGCGTGTGCTTGTCCTCTCCGACAACAGATGTGGTCGTTGAGGTTCCATTGACGTTCACAGTTCCGCTCGCCGCAAACGCTCCAACGCCAACCGGGAATCGAGCATCGAAATTTGTGTCAATCTCCCACATTGGGCCAGTCATCAGGGCAGCGGTAGCGGTTCCATCGCCACCGTCGTAGCTCAAGATATCTGCGGCAGTACCAGCAAAGATACGACGCTCGGAGCTGTTGATGGAAACCGGATGCTGTCTTGCCCAGTATCCATTGACGCGCACCCACCAGTTACCCTTCTCATCCAGCCACGGATAAACCTGATTGTTCAGCGCAGGAGTGGTCGATCCGAAGTTGAAGAACGAGTTTCCAATCGAGCTGTTGAACGTCGCTTGAGTGCCGCTGATGATATCGTTGGCCAAGTTCTGGTAGTTCAGCGGACAATATCCAACCGGCAGACTCGGAGGAGTGAGCGTGATGAGCGTAAGGTTTGGCATGATTGTTAGACTATTCCGATGTGTAGGTCAGCGGGTTGATATCGCAGACATCAAGCGGTGTGCAGGCAGGGAAGACCGTCCGGCACTCTCCAACACTCGACTCTTGGATGTCGTAGGCGTGAACTCGAAGACTCTTGACCCGACAGTACCCGATGATGTTCAGCATGACCTGAACCTCGTAAAGATTCCGAGCGGGAGTGCTGATTGTCGCGTTGCACGGCGCATCCGATGGAGTCGGGAAGCGCATCTTAGGCCGATACTGCGGCTTGAAGTTCGTCAGAGGACACAGATCAAAGCACTGCGTAACAGTCGCGCATTCAGCGAAGTCAATCCATTCAATCCAACCAGGATACTGGTCAGGCCGATAGGTGACATTGAACGAGACATCGCCTTCCAGCTTGTCGATGAACAAGTCGCCGGAATCGAGCCGCTTCAGACCGAATGGAACCTCAAAGTTGTAGGCGCGAGTCTGCACCTGCCACTCGATTTCCTTCTTGGGAGTCTCGCTCAAGTTCATGTCGAACTTCTCGGACTTGGTGATTTCCCAAATCTGAATCGTGTCATCCGATCCGCGAGCGATTGCGAAACAAGCGTCTCCGTAAGCGTTCTCGGTCTTAACGAGCTGCAACACGTTCAAGCCGGTCCAGATGCCAGCCCATGCCGGAGGAGCCTTCTTCCGCATCGAGGTGACAAGCTCCATATCCAGCACAGATATGGCCTTATGAATCACACCCTCTGAATTGAAGCGAGGCTGAGAAGTCATCAGCACCCGATTGTCAAAGACGACGGCAGAACTGGCCCACAAGAGATTCGACTGATCGTTCTCAACGATGGGCGTCATCTCGCCGCTGATGGGTGTGTTACCCCAGTCGCTGAACGACCGACGAGCGATGATGAACGAGCGGATTCCGTCGATAGCTCGGTAGAAGACATCGCCATTGACGGTGATGGCAGACCGTGCGCCTAACGCGCCGCTGGTCAGCAAGCTGATAGCCTGAATGGGATAGTTCAGGTTCTTCCAGACATCGCGGTCTACAGGTGCTTGGACGCTGAAAACGTATCGAGGCGTGAAGACAAGAAGCGGTCCTTGGCCAAGCGACGTATCTGGATCGCCGGGGACGGCCATTGCTGTGATGCCTCCTGAATCCGACGGAACCGAAAAGTCTCCGCCTTCATTAAGGAAGGTGTTCTCGGTTTCTTTGAGAACGCTGGCTCGCGTACCGTCTCCATAAACGATGTCGGTGGCTCGGAATGAAAAGCCGTTCGGAAGCGCGTACCAGATACGGCCATTGACGTAGGCCATAACCCTGCCGGTCTTAATCTCATCGTCCTTAGCTCGACGTAGGCTTGTCCCGTTGAAGATCAGCGGCTTGCTGAATCCATCTTGAATGACGGCGAAGTTCTCAGCTTGAACCATCCAGCCATCGAGCAGGTTGGACGGATTCTCTAGGTCAGGCGTAACACTGAGGTTCTGAGCGTTATTTTGAGCGCAGTTGTAAAGCCACACTTTACCACTGATCATCAGCAGAATGAACGTGCGTCCATCGTCCGAGATGTAGGGTAGCGCGCATTGGAACGTGCCGGTCAGACCCTGAGGACCGTAGCAATCCTCCGACCACCCATCCGCCGTTACGTTCGTCTGATCAGCGGTAACCTCGGCATTATCAGCAGTGATTGTGACGCAGAGGTCGTAGTCTTTCTGAACGAAACCGGGGCGAGGAGCTATAAAACCCTCGCGAAAGTTGGCATTAACCGCGAACGCAACCTGATTCTTTTCCACCTCGGAAGGCATGACGCCGGAGTCGATGCCACCATCAAAGGTGACAGATCCGTCCGTGTACCTGCGTGGTGCGCGTTCGCTCATGGTTTACAGAGTCGCAATCCGCTTGATCGAAAATGAGGAATCAGCCTCAACGTAAACATTGTGAGTCGCTCCAGCGGTACCCACATCGCAAAACACCTCAAAAAAATCGGTTGCAGCCACTGTAGACCTATCAATGTGATGCAAAATAATTGGAGCTGTCTGGTCCAAAGAACCCGCTGACTCAAGATCGCAACGATGAGTCTGTTTTACGACGACGCCGTTCTTCAGCAGCTTGACGGTGATATCACTGGTCGAGGAAACACCTTGAGCCAGAATATCAACCATGAACTCATAGTATCCGGTATTCTGGGTCGTGTACTTTCCGATTGCAGGGCCAGTCGTCCATCCGGCAGCGGGATATACAGGCGAAAGATTTTTGAACGGATTCTGGTTCGACAGAGCGTTCGTCAGAAGAACATTGATTCCAACCAGAAGGTAGAACGTCTCCGTAACCATTGGGGCGACAACGGTTGGAGCTGAAATCGTGATATTTCCAGCCGAATTCGTGACGACAATCGGAGTCGTTCCGACGATTTCCTTCTGGAGATAGGTGGTTCCATCGCCCACCGGAATCTTGTTGGCCGGAGCGGTCGTCAGATTCGTTCCACCCTTAGCAATCGGCAGCGTACCGCTGATGTCGCCCACCGGAACCGTCGCAACGGTCGAGACGACGCCAGCACCACCCGATCCGGCGGTCTTCATGTAACCGGAGGCAAGCGAATCGAGAGCTGTCTCGTTCGTCAGAGTTCCATCGGCTGTGCGACAGATGTAAGAAGCTCCAACCGGCGCACCGCCAGACACACCGGCAGCACCCGTAGGACCAATCGCTCCAGCCAGCGTGATGAGCGAACCGGACGGAATCAACGTAGTCGGAACCGCATTGGC